TTTCTTTGATATCTGTATATCATTATAACCGAAAAACTCCTTGAAGTGTTGTTTAATATCGTTCTCTAATGCTATTGCTCCGCCACCGCAGAAGTAAATAGTATCTATATTAGATAGCTCAAAGTCGCTCTTGGTTAATCTTGATATTGAGTTTAGAAAAGATGCAACGTGTTTCTCTCTTGATTTTCTCATATCCAGCTCCATATCTCTTGAGCATTTAAGGATTCCAGTTTTGATTACGTTGTGAAAGCCTAGCTTTGGAACTCCAAGAGCTTTCAGCTTATCACTTTCAATAGTGCCAAGGCTTATAGCGTCTTTGTATATTCTGTCTACAATAGTTATAACGCCATCTAAATGACTGTCTCCCATTGGCTTTCTGTCAACGATTCGTTGAACGTCGCTTGTTCCCCAGCCTATATCAAAGTACAGAAGATTTTTATCTTTGATAGAACGATAGAAATCTGCATTGGGTTTCGCATTGTTGTCAAGCAGGTCATTGTAATAAGATGATAATGCTTGCTTAATAACTTTAACCTCTTTGATATTGATTGGCTTGCCATTAACCGTGTGATTATTTGCAATCAATACGTCTCTTATTGTATCCTCTACTGTCTTATTGAAGTGTTTGATAGGAACGCCAGTTACATAATATATAGGCTCGTCAAATTTATTGCCCTTCTCTAGCTGACGATAAATAGCTATCAACGTTTCAATCCTGAAGTTAGGATGCTTGTATCTTTCAATGCCATCTAAGTATGAGTTATCTTGCTCTGATGTCTCTGCTTTCAATCCAACTTGATAATAGATGCCATCCACCTCATAATGTTGCGGCCTTAGTTTGCCTGAGACATCATCATATGCGTCGTACTTATCTACCTCTGTCAGCGTGTTCAAATATGTATCTACGATAGGATTGCCAGCAACGTCAAGCTTAGATACAGAACTCACCATCTTTATAAATGAATTTGCACTCTCTCCTCCAATAAAAATAGCCATATTGTTTTATCCCCCTTTGGGTATGTTTTATATATTCTATATAAATTATATAAAATATTATAGTAATTATATAATGTATGATTATAATGCGCAAGCGTTTTATATAAATTATATAGAATTAATATAAACAATATAAATAAAGCAATTGGCAATATAAAAAAGGGATAACCTTTATTGGCTACCCCTTTTAACGAAAATTATGTTGATATTATATAGCTGAATACCAGCCGCTTTATTTAATCTTGCGTAAACTTATCTGAAGGAAATAAATCTGTTTGCTTACGCATTTTCATACTCAAATTTGACGCAAAACCATACAACCTAGATATAAGGTTGCGTATATTTTACGCAAATTTTGGTTACTTCCAATCCCTTGTGTATCAAGGGTTTATAAATACTTACTTGTTGTTATCTCTTAGAACTCCATATGTTAAGCCCTTTTACATATTACCTTATTTATAAGGCGTTATCAAGCATCTTTTAAATCTTTTACGCAAACGCTACGAAACCGCAAAAAAACGCAAAAAATAAATTTGCGCAGTTGCTTACGCAAATCATAGTTTTACGCAAATGCGCAAATTTAATACACAGAAAAAAGACTCCCTTATAATAGGAAGTCTTCTGCTTTTGCTATCTCTTCGCTCAATCTTGTTTCCAAGATATGAGTATATTTAAGTGTGACCGAATAATCAGCGTGACCCATAATTCTTTGTATGACAACTGGATCTAATTTCTTTTCAAAGCATCTCGTAGCAAACGTGTGTCTGAATGCGTGAGGATAAATGTGGTCAACCAATTGTGGTTCCCTTCCTTCGATAGCTGCATTGTATTTCTCTTTTTCGTTGATATTCTTTAATACCTTTTCTATGTTATGAGACAATGCGTATCTTGTAACTGGAGAACCTAACGTTGTGGTGAATACCAAATCCCCAAGTTCTTCTCCGCATCTCCATCTGCTGCCAAGTTTCTTTTTGTGCTCATCTTGTTTGACCTTCCATGATTTGAATAGCTCTCCTACGTTCCCGAAGAATGGTATTGTTCTATAACTGTTACTTGTCTTGGGAGATGTTAGGTATTCTATTTTCTTACCCTCAACATATCCAGTGCTTAGACTGCGTTGTATCTTAATCGTCTTTGTTTGGAAGTTAATATCTTGCCATTGGAGACCTGAGAACTCTCCTATTCTCATACCAGTTAACAGTAGAATTTGATACGCTTCATTGTAATACTCATATTGGATTTCCTCTAAGAACATTTCTATTTCACGAGAACTTAAAACCCTACGTTCTTGTACGGCTTCGTTTTCATTTATTATATTGATATTTGTGCATGGGTTGCTTTTGACTAAAGAATTCATCATCGCAATATCAAGACATTCTCTTAGAACTCCAAGTGCCTCTCTGATTGTTCTTGCTTTGAATTTATTAAGAAGGTCATTTGTTGTATTCTGTACGTTCATATGGGTTATTGTTTCTAATTTTTTATCGCCTATTGCAGCTATGTAAGTGTTAGACACTTTTCTGTGATACGCCTTCTTTGAAACCTCTGATTTTAAGCTTGGTTCTTTATATGAGGAAAACCATTCTTCAAACCATTCACCCAATGTTAGATTAGGCCTGATGTTCTTTTCCTGTCTTAGAATCTTAGCCTTCTCTTCTTCGAATCTTTTCTTTAGTGTTGGGAGATGCATGTCATACAGGCAAATTTTAACGCCATTAACCATTGCCCTAGCTTCATAACGTTTATCTTTGCGTTGGGAATACCCTGTGCCTAGCGACTTTCCCTTTAAATCTTTCCCCATGTTTATTCACCTCTGGTTTTATTTTATGTAGTTTTAATCTTTACTACAGCTTTATTCTATATCATATTTGCGTAGATTGCAAAAGAAAAGTTCTCAGAAGAATATGTGCGCAAGAAAAAAGCGAGCAGAGTCGATTGACTCCACTCGCATATAACCTTATCTATTTAATTGTTAGTTCGTTTTGCTAAGAATGTATTCAAGAGGTGTCATGTCAATTTCCATAGCATACAACAACTCTTTATAGGTGTTCATGTACCAGTCGCTCTTATCAATATCCTGACGGCCTCCCTTATCAAGAGCGCGTTTACGATACTTATGAGCGTTCAACTTACAAAATGACATCGTTTCCTCGAAGCCATATAGCATAATCATTTCAAGAATGCACTCCATACCAGAGTTAGTGTAATGAGGCGGATGGTTTACAAGGTCTTCTTCTTCCATGATAATGTCGCTTACAATATCACACAATTCGCTCTTATCATCTTCAGCATTTTCATCTGAAATATCTTCATCGCACACCATATTTAATGTATCTGACAGCGCTTCAATAAACTCGTCAAGGTCAAATGTAAAATATGTCTCTTCATCAGACTTACAATTGCTTTCATCATTGCAATTGCCACGGCAGTTCTTGCCATTGGTCTTGAATTCATGACGATATCCTTCATTAACTTCGCCCTTTACGAGATTAAGCGCCTTTGCATAGTCGCGAAGTTCGTAAATATCAAGTACATCACCTTCAAATGAAATTATCGCCTTGTCTTCTTCGTCTCTTAATTCTTTTAGGTATGTCATTTCAATCATATATTACTCAAACCCCTTTCTATATTCTGCAAGTTCTTTCTTGAATGCTTCTGTTTTGCTGAAGCCACATGGATACATTTCAGGACAGAATCCACGGTAGACACATTCACGAACCATACAACTTGCAAGCTCTGGCTCTACTTGTGATACCTTGTCTTTTACCTTTTGCCACGCCTGACGAGTTTCTGGACTTGCACACATGCAGAGACGTTTTCTGCTAATGTTAATCATAGCCTGAGCATCTGCTTCTGCTGCATGATTTACAAGTGCTCCCTGTGGGATCTCGTTTCTGTCAACGCCAGTACGGTCAGTTCTCTGTGTAGCAACCCAATGTTCAATGCCGATTTTATGTCGAACTAAATGAACGCTAACCCAATACTTGATGTCAGACCAACGCCAGTAAAACTTCAGTCTGCGAATAGGAGAATGCTCAGCCATGATTAGCTTTCGCTTCCATTCTGAAGTTGGATACTTGCCAGTGGTTTTGCCAATGGTGTTCATCGTTGCATCTTTAATGCCTTGCCAGTTATCTTCGTGTTCAAAGATATCTACTTTCACATTGTCACCTCTTTATCCACCAATCATTTCATCAGCCATTTCCAATAGAGCAGCCCTGTCATTTTCAAGTTGCTCATTAATAACCATATCAAGAATTCTATTTAGCATATTGCCAACATCTTTGCCTTGTGGAACACCACGATCCATCAAATCATTGCCGTTAATTTTAAGCTGTTTTAAGCTATAACATTCACCATTTGAAATAACTTCATCAAAAAGACATTTTGCTCTGAGAACATCTGCGAACTCAGAGCTTTCTTCGCCAGCTCTTTTAGCCTTGCATTTATTGATGAAAATCAACCTGTTCATTTGCTCCGTATTTAACTTTGACATGAGCAGTTTCATTTCGTGTTTATTCAGAGGCAAAGGATCGTTACAATGGTTTACAAGTTGAGTAACACATGTAATAACTCCATTGCCAAACTTAAGTTCCTTTAAGTTTTTATATACAGTGTCAGAGCTGTCTCCGTCAAATAGCAGTGTTAACCTTGAAACAATATCATTTCCATTTTCATTTGACGATGTAACTTTGCTCATAGTAAATCTCTTTCCAAAACTAATTCTTGTATATGGTAGTAGCATTTTAAAGACATCGTAATACAATGCGAACAAAGCACTTCCACATTGTTCGCTCATTAGAATCTTGCATAGCTCGCTTTGAATTCTCTCCTTTGAAATGTTATCAAGAAGATGCTTGCAATCATGGATTGCATTTGAAGTTTCGTTTTCAATTTCAAAGCCGAGTTGAGCAGCAAAGCGAATGGCTCTTAGAATTCTCAGACCATCTTCATTAAACCTGTTATAAGGATTGCCCATGCAACAGATAACCTTGTTATCTAAATCTTTGATACCATTATAAACATCTACTAATCCATGCCAAGGATTATATGCAATTGCATTCATTCTAAAATCTCTGCGCATCAAATCGTCTTCAACGCTGAGTGCAAACATAACGTTATCTGGATGTCTGCCATCTGTATAGCAGCCTTCCACACGGAAAGTGGTGCATTCTATAGGCATGCCACCAACCACAATGGTTACAGTGCCATGCTGCAAACCAGTTGGAATAACTTCGTATCCTTTGAACACTTCGATTATCTGCTCTGGTCTTGCAGATGTCGTTACGTCCCAATCCTTTGGTTCTTTACCCAGAATAGAATCTCTAACACAACCGCCAACCACATACGCGAGATATCCACTGTTATGAAGAGCATCAAGAACAATCCTTACGTTAATTGGGAGATTTATTTCCATTAAATCTCCCCCTTAACGATACGCTCGTTGACACTCATAACAAACTCGTTGATATTTAAATGGTCTGGCTTGTCTGGTAATGATGTGTTTTGTTTTGCGTATTCCAATTTCTTCTCATAATAATCTACGATTTCAAAGAACTCTGACAGCGGCTGACCATCGACATCAAGATACTCGCCGTTTCTAATAGACATAAGAAAGTCATGCTCTGGTCTGTATGTGACAACCTCTTCACGTTCTAGAATGTCGAGACACATAAGATACAAACGGATAAGGTGCATCATGTGCTTCGATAGTTTGCCATGCTCAATAGCCTGCTTGTTCCTGCCAGTCTGTTCCAGCTTTGCATAGTCTTTTACAACGTTATTCATCACAGACCACATGCTTTTATAATCACGTAGCGGATAGTGAGTTAAATGAACATCCATGAAAATTTCAGATTCATATTCTTGATTAACGGCATTGTCAATATACAGCTTGATTGCATCATCTGGGTAGTCAAAGAACTTACCCTTAAAATCAAGAGCTGCATTGTTAATGCTTTTTAGAATATGAACTTCCTTATCTGGCTGACTTAGCTTTCTAGCAGCCTTGTTGTCCAGCTTGCGAAGCTGAGCAGAGGCATAACCTCCAAAAGTATACGCTGCTTTCTTAGATAGAAACATATTGAAGTTATCAAGAATCTCTTGACCAATTGGAGATACATAAAGATAATGCTCCTTCTTTAAGCCGCCAAGTTCAACAATATTAGGATTGCAACCAGCAAGTAAGTCAACGAGCTTGTTAAATGAATAGATTGTCGTATCCGTTTCTTTATGTACAACTTGCTCGAAATTATCCTTGGTAAGAATCTCTGCCTTGCTGTTCAACGCACAGCCACGAATATCCAAATCTGAATTTATCGTGTTAGTACCATATGCATGAGAACCGCCCAAGCCAAGCAGTATAATATTCTCACCCAAGTGTGGGTTGGTTTTGAGGAAATCATATTCTTCAGACGCAACCTTCTTATGTATTTCATTTAGATTCATTTATCCTCCTCTCTAATAAAGTATTTAACATATAACCTTATTTGTTATTCTAGCACATTCTATTATTCGCTTTCAACATTAATCACGAAAACCTTTAAATTATTTTTCTTAGCAATATCGATCATCATCTTTGTCCCCCTGCTCTTGCCGTCCCAAAACGCAATCAACACACCAAGATCATCGCTCTTAGCTGCATATTGTGCCATGATATTGTTTCTTACATATCCAGCACTTTTACCATATTTGTGCCATTGAGCAGGGAACCTTTTAACTTCGATTCCGTATTTTAACGCAAATGCTTCTCCAAACCTATCTGCTCCATTAGCAGTACCGCTAATGATTTCAATATTGGCGCAGTCTGTTTTTACATTTCCGCTAAGATATCCTTCTTCAGATAATGATTTGAAAATCTTATGACATTCCTTTTCTAGAATGGTGAAACTGCCAAAACTCCTTGACCCAGCGATGATAATCCTAAGCATAATGAGCGTCAATCTCCTTGGATAGATAGTCTAGGTACTCTTGCCAATAACCTCTGGCGTATACATATTCTTTCATCTGCCTACTCATCTTGTTCAGTTTCATATCGTCACGTACAGAGAACTTCTTATTCTTAGTCTTCTTACGGAGCATTTGTTCAAGAATATCAGTCAAGAAGTGGTCATTTATATTCTTGATGACCAACATATCATTCTTCCCCAATTTAGAGATAATTGCCTTATATTCTTCAATTTTTTCAGAGGGAATAGATACGTTAGACTTCGGCAGATTCTTGCTGCTAAATGCAGATGTTTTAAGGCCGCTTTTATAAGGCTTAAGCATTTCAATTACTTGTTCTGCATCTGATGCCAAAAACTTCAACATTGCCTCTGTTTCCGATTCATCATAATCCACAATATCAATCTTCTGTTTTTTCATTTCCTTCTTGATATTTCGCGCTCTCTGTTTTGATGGAATATATGCAACAAGAACGCCTCTGTGAGAATCGTTAAGACCCCAGTAGTACACCTTCGTATCATAATAACATGAGATGTAAACCATATCTTCGTCAATTACATCATCGCAATCTCTGGCAAAGTCATTGGTTTCCATGTCAATATCAGGAAGCATTTTATATTGCCCTCTAAATTTTGTCACCAAATAATTAGCCATTATTTACCTTCCCATGTTTCATATTGCAATATTATTTTGTGCAATTTCAAACATTTAATCTATAACTTCACGTCCGCAATTAGGACAGTATTTAAAAGAGTATTCGTAATAGTCTTTGCTTGGCGGAATACCATAGTCATAATCATAGTAGACTTCATGCCATCCTTCAAGGTGAATGGTGCATTTTGAACACACGAATTGATCAGACTCATGTAAAGGATTCTGTTTGTCTCCAATGTTATTGCAAGTTGTCATTTACTTTTTACCAATCTATTTTATTATTCTAACCCATACTTATTCAAAAGCTCTTTTTCAATATCAAAAAAATTAAAAGGATCATTACGTTCGAGCTTTGCTTTTAATCTTGCATATTCTCTAATATCATATCTTTTTCTTCTAATTCTTTCAGCTTCGTCCTTGATCTTCTTTTCCTCTTCTAGATTGTGAATGAAGATTTCATAATCCTCAATCATATGATCATGGCATTCAAGTTCTACAACCTTATGGTCAAAGCTTGGCTCTTTCAATTTGCAAAGCTTGGCATATGTCTCTGCTGCTTCCTTGCTAAAAAAGAAGATATTAGTGTCTTCTACAATTTCGTCATCCCAATCGCTATAACAGAATACGCAATAAACTTTATCTAATTCTGACATACTAACTCCTTGACTATTAATTAATCAACGAAGCTTTAATCGCAGCACGAGCTTCATCAAGAATACCATCGCAACTTCCGCGAGAAGCCACCCAGTCATTGTTCATATAAAGGTCGTAGATATTATCGCCACGCAGCTTAATGGTTACATCAAACTTCTTAATAGTTTCGTTGTTCATGTTGACACCTTTCATCCTTTGAAATTTATATTTCAATGCCAAATAACCACTATATATAGTACGCAATTTAAATCATCGATACTATATATAGTGGCAAAATTAATATTTATCGACCAGTTGAACCAAATCCGCCATTGCGCTGCTCTGTTACATCATCATCAAGCGTAATGCCAAATGGCATAAAGATTCCCTGACAAAATGCATCGCCAGCATCAATATGGATATCCTTTGCAAGAGAACTGTCGTTGACCAGCTTTACAAAGATATGACCCTCGTTGTCTGACTCATAGTAATCGCCATCGATAACCCCTACGGTATTAGCCATGTGTACTCCATACTTAAAGCCATGACCGCTACGAGGATATAGCATCAACACCCAGCCATCATACATCTCGCATCGAATACCAGTTGGAATCTTTCTTGACTCACCAGCTTTAATCATGATTCCCATAGGGCAGAAGAAGTCGTTTCCAGCACTCTGCATAGTTGCCCTCTTGGGGAGTTCGATTCCCTCATATACGTCTCGAATCCAATTTTCAACTACGTAGGTAACTTCCTTGGTTACTGGATCGATGTAATCTGTTTCGTTCTTGAAAAACGTGTCAAGGCAATCTTTCTTGAACTGTTCATACGAAACCTTTTCAAATCGTGCCATTCTCTTCATTCATTTCACCTTTCTTTAGCATATATCCTTATTGGTTATATAAAACAATCTCACCTTGTTTTAATGTTTCCTTTACATTGATAACTCTTTGATTGCTACTTCCACGCCAACGCAAAGTAATATCTTTAAGCTCATCAATATAAGCGCCATCAACTACTATATCGCACAACTCTACAATTCTTTTACGAAGTGTTACATTCATATCTCTTAATGGATTATTGATTATTCTATCAAACCTATATCCAGTATAAAGCCAAATATCTTTATTTGGGAACTTATCTCGAATTTCCACAATTAATTCATATACATCGTCAAGGTTTTCGTTCTCCAGCGGATGACCGCCAGAGAACGTAATACCTTGAATGTATGACTTGTCTAATGCTTCAAATAATTCCTGTTTTGCCGTTTCATCAAACGATTTGCCAGAATCAAAAGGCCAAGTCTCTGGATTTTGACACCCTTTGCAATGACATCTACATCCTGATGTCCAAAGAACAACACGAATTCCAGTACCATTTGCAACAGAAGTTTTCTCTATCTTATGGTAATTCATTAATCGCCAGCTCCAAGATGAACATATCTATTCTTGATTTCTTCTGTTCGACCAGCGTTCCAATAGTTCTCACCAAGATAGCCACAGGTTCTACGAACGACATTCATCCTAGACTTATCACGATTACCACAGTTAGGGCAATACCAATCTAGGTTTTCGTCAATCAAAATCTCGCCATCAAATCCACATACATGGCAGTAATCAGACTTAGTATTAATTTCTGCATACTGAATGTTATCATACATGAACTTGATAAGAGACAGAACCGCAGGAATGTTGTTTGTAAGATTTACAGCTTCAATATAGGAGATACAACCGCCGCTGCTAATCGGATGGAACTGAGACTCAAACTTAAGCTTATCAAACGCATTAATCTCTTCTTCGACAAACACATGATAGCTATTGGTAAGGAATCCTCGAACCTCTTCGCCATCTACAGTACCCCAACGCCTTACACAAGCCTTTGCAAACTTCTCAGTTAGAGACTCGCTAGGAGTTCCGTAAAGAGCAAATCCAAGACCATTACGCTTCTTCCAATCGACAACCTTTTTCTTCATGTAAGACACGATTTCAATTGCAAGCTTCTCGCCTTCTGGAGCAGTGTGCGACGTACCGAGCAGAGCCTTAACGCATTCATATACGCCAATGTAGCCAAGCGTAATAGTTGCGTAACCTTCCTGTAGGAGCGGGAAAATTGGTTCGTGCTTTGGAAGTCTTGCAATAGCTCCATGCTGCCAATGAATAGGAGATACATCTGAAGTGACGTTCTTAAGCTTCTCATAACGAAGCATTAAGCTTTCATAACAAAGCTCAAGACGCTCATCGAAAATCTTCCAGAAATCTTCGATGCTACCCTGCGCAGACAGTCCGCAATCGGCAAGGTTGATAGAGGTAAGACCCATGTTGAATCGACCATACCACTTGTACGAACCTTCTTCATTGTTAATGCCACCCTTGTATGGAGACAGCCAAGCACGGCAACCCATACAACCAAATACATTGCCCTCGTAGTTCTGACGCATATGCTTTGCAGAAATGAAGTCTGGCATCATACGCTTCGCAACGCATTGAGCTGCAAGTTCGGTAATATGCCAATACTCGCTATCCTCATGAATATTATTCTCATCAAGTACGTATAGCAATTTTGGGAATGCAGGAGTAATCCAAACACCAACCTCGTTCTTCATACCTTGAATACGCTGACGGATAAACTCCTTGATAATCATCGCAGTTTCCTTCTCATATTCAGGATTCTCACTGATATACATGAATACGGAAAGGAATGGAGACTGACCGTTGCTAGTTTGCAGAGTGTTAATCTGATACTGGAACGTCTGAACACCATCTCGAATTTCTCGTGCAAGTCGCTTCTGAACAATGCTTTCAATATCAACAGACGATGCAAAATCACCAAGCTCCTCAAACACCTCTTCACGAATTCTATTTTCGCTAATGCGAACAAATGGGGCAAGATGAGACAGCGTAACAGTCTGACCTCCAAACTGAGCCGATGCAACCTGAGCGATAATCTGCGTTGCAATAGTAGAAGCAGTTCTGAAGCTATGAGGCCTATCAATCTTCTTACCATTAATAACAGTGCCGTTCATTAGCATATCTTCTAGGTTTACAAGACAGCAATTAAACGAAGGATTAAGGTAATGTCCAAGGTCATGAATATGAATAATACCATCATTATGAGCCTGTGCAATATGAGGCGGAAGCATCATACGCAGAGAGATATCCTTGGAGACCTCTTCTGCTACCAAGTCACGACAAGTAGAAATGAGGGCTTCATTTTTATTGGAGTTCTCAGACAGAGAGGCTTTATTAGTACCATCGACAATACCTAGAACCTTATTGTCAATAGTGTTATGTTGACGCTGATACTCTCTTACTGCGCGATAGTCCTCATATGCCTTTGCTGTTAACTTCTGCTTCTTAGTAATGAGCTTGCTGTAGACCAGTGCTTCAATTTCAGAAATAGACACCTCCGTTTTATCACGAACCTCAATTTCAATTTCATCTGCAATATCGTTTGCAATCTTTTCTTTGACAACGCCACTACCTTGCTTCATGGATTTGAGAATGGCATTGACAATTTTGTTTTTGTCAAACTCTGCAAAATCACCAGTTCTCTTTTTTACAATCATAGATTGCAACCTCCTTATTCTTCAAAAATATTTTTATTATAAACTCTTACCTCAACGACTTTTGATTTCCAATTGTCATTGCAATAAGAGATATTACCATGCTTTTTAACTGAATCTACTAGAAAATTAGAATCAATTATAAATTCACTCATGCATCCATTATGCATAGTCACGATATTATTTGAATCAGTATGAATATCGGCCTTTTGGTCTGCTAAGATACACGGAATTACTGTTCCGTCTTCTAATATGAGGTCAAGATATTGCCCAACATCGTCTGTAAAATACGAGCCAACTGCTACGCAATATCTGCCATTAACCATTCTGATTCCATAATTACCTGTTTCCGCATATCTGTTTTGCAATTCATATTGTCTAGATTCTATATATGTAATAGACCTGTAATCCATATATGATTTGAAACCGCTGGTATTTGGAACTGAATATGACTCGTATCCTATGATTTTGTCTAATTCATATTGCGAATATGAATCATATCCAGTGCTTTTATTTAAAACGTTTTTAGAGGATACATATCCCTTAGCATCATTATCTACAATCTCAAACCAGTCGCTATTATAAATCATATATTCAAACTCTTCATTAAAAGAGAGCGAACCTACAGTATCGCTTAACTCGGAAGGCTCGCTCATCACTGGCAACTCTTCTACGCCAACCCATCCGCTTAGAACTAGCATTTCGTCTTTCACTTCAAAAACTTCATCTTCATATTGTTTTAGATTAACGTTGTTTCCGTTATATCTTATAAGTGCATATGCAGATGCATTTGTAATAACAATTGTTATCACAAATATAACGAACAACACTACTCTCTTATTCAAATTTCACACTTCCTTTAGCATATAACTTTAATAGTATGAAACATATAATATCACAACAATATAAAGTTGGCACTATATTTTTTTATTATTTATGTTAATCAACAAATTCTTCATAAATGTATGCCTTTCTAGGTTTGCCTTTTTATGAATTGCCTGATTAACACTATTTAAAGCTCCCAAATGGTAACAATTCTTTTTCATACGAGTTAGTCCAACATAAAGAAGATTGCTATTAAGCATAAAAATATGGCTTTGAGGAGTACATAGGATAACATTGTCAACCGATGAACCCTGACTTTTATGTATTGTAATGGCATATCCAAGCTTAATCATCGTCATATTATCTCGATAGTATTTCACATATATGCCATCAAAATCAATAATAACAAATGTGTTGTAAATCTCCTTAATGATACCAGTCTCTCCATTGGCTACAAATGCAGTAGGAACTTCGTCGTAATAACAATTATACATCTCGTTTGGCATATGTTCAATATCTATTTCTGCCTTATAGTTATTAACGCATTGAATTACAAGATCGCCTTTGTAATACGTTGTATCTCCTACTTTCATATACGTTCCGCTGCCGTAATTTGGGTTTGCAACCTTTTGTAGCATGTTATTTAATACGACAGTTCCGCAATCGCTTACGTTCTTTGCTGTTAACACCTGAATGTTATCAACGCTAACTCCTTTATTTAGCAACTTTTTATATAAAGCAACTGCATGCTGAGGAATGATTTCAGATGCCAAGTCAACAAACGTATAATCTTTATTGTTGCCAAATGAAGTTGCTTTTGACTTCATTGATTTGTTCAAGTATGTCTTGCAACATCTTGTATCTGTAGCAACCTTCATAAGTCCACCTTCTCCATATCTGTGAACCTTTGTCAAAGTAACAGTGGGAATAAGATTGGACTGCATAAAATCATGAAGCAAATTACCGCAAGATACTGATGGTAACTGTGCATTATCCCCGATAATTAACAGCTTTGTGCATTCAAAGTCGATGGCCTCTATTAGCTTCGCAAATAATTGAACATCTACCATAGAAAACTCGTCTACTATAATAACATCGGAAATAAGCTTATTGCCCTCATTAAACGTCCATATGTTAGGAGGTTGATGTCCTAGCCCTCTGTGGATAGTAGAAGCAGGTCTATTAGTGTAATCAGCCAGAACCTTTGCAGCTTTTCCAGTTGGAGAAAACAACTTATAAGATTTGAAATTGTCTTCAAGCATTTTGATAATAGCTTGTGTAGAAGCTGACTTACCAGTTCCAGCTGCACCGTTCAAAATGCTTACAGAATATTTGCATACATTTGAAACAGCATCCATCTGTTCATCCGTTAGTTCGAACTCTCCTACTTTTCTATACTTTTCAACGTTATAATCCCATACGTTGTTGCGGTTATTTAGGTTGTCAATTATCATTGATGCAATATAATGTTCGGTATCATACGTCCATCTAAGTGCAACATCCATAGTGTCTTTATCATAATAAATGGCATTAGATTTAATGACTTCGGCGAAATGATCTGCGCATGCAGGAACAAGTTGCAAACATAACTTGCGCAATTCAGCCAAATTCATTTTGGTATTGCCTTCGTTTTCATTCTCTTGCAGCAAATACAACAAACAAGACAGGCATCTATCTGGACTTGTTTTTACGTCATATCCAAAGTCAAAGATGTTTTCTTTTTGCAACTCCAAGATAATTGAGTCTGCCGTCTTAAAGCCAATGCCACTGATTCGCGTTAATGAAGTATATGGTTCTGACTTAAGCTTATATCTCAATAATTCAATAGAAGAATATTTATCATAAATCTTCTTAATGATATTTAGAGATAGCACACCTTTGAATTCAGTGACCAAATCTACCAAACAGAAATTTTCGATAATCTTCTTCTTGATTTTTTCGAATGTCTTGTCCCCAATGCCATGAAGTTTTGATAGGTCGATGTCTTCAATGTTATCTTCTTTTACGCGCTGAACAATGTCAGGATAATTAGCATAAAGAACATCAGCCTGATTAGGTGTCAATATTTCTTCGAGAAAGATTTTCATATCTTCTTCTGATTTTGGCTCATCTCTCTTGATGTTTAACACTTTATAAGATGTGCCATATTTAGATTCTGTCTCCGTTGCTACAATTTCATATTGAGTACCAAGAGTCAACTCTGGCATCTCGCCAGAAATAGATACGTTGCCATAGCGATTCTTCTTTACATCTGAATATCTCTTTGTGTCAACATCCAATGCGTATACTCGAAAGTCGGCAGAGTCGTAGATACTCCTTACGACACTGCCAACAAACTCATATTGCTTTTCTTTATTACTCATTTCTTATTACCTCGTACTCTTCCAAAATAGGCTCTGTCTCGTCAGTGTTTGTCCATTCGCCATTAATAAGTTTCTTTTTGAACGTATGTGCAAAACATTCGATTTTCAAAATTGAGAAACGTCCAAATGGCTGTAACTTAAAAATCTTAGACTGCTTTATTCTGGTTTTAATTTCCTCTCCGTTACAGATTCTTCTAAGTGTCAAAGTTGGTTTTGCAGCATCTTTAAATGTTACAAAATCAGTAACAATATAATAATAGTCTGCCATTTGAGGATTAGTATAGTCTGTATACTCAAGATATTCAAGGTCGAATTTTACCTGCTCCACAATATTCATACATTCATCATCTAATCTGCTACACAGCTCTTTAATCAGCCCTCTATTATCAATTTCTCTGTATTGAGACTTGGTTTCTTTTCCAGCATATTTAGTCATTAGATATTCACTAACACCCAATGATTCCATTTTGTTCTTTGCGATAATTTTTGCGTTTGCAAATTTATCATAAATATCAACCACATTAAGCAGATATTTATTCATGCCAAAAGAATCAAAGAAATTGAGTCCTATGAGAATATGCAGCTGTCTTGAATTAAGACTTGTTTTCTCTTTAATATCCTTTAACAAATCGATAAAGCTATCATATTTATTCTTAGAAAGTTCAAGTAATTCATCTGCAATTTGCGCATTGCAAAACTTCACTGATTCAATTCCCTTATAAATACAATTGTTTTCTTTATCTATTGTATAA